GGTTTACTACTGCCATTAATCTAAAAAGAAACTTCTAGCTTCTATCTCCTGTTTTAATTCTTCTTGAAATGTTGTGTTTAATTTCTCAAGAACTGCATCTAAATCTCTAACTAGGGACTGTGATACGTCTTCCTCATATTCTGCACTTGCTCTGGTTAATGTTTGTACTATCTTTGCCATTATAAACTTGCGATGCCTCCATTAGAATATCGAATTCTTCCACCGTTTGCTCTTCTGGATGGATGACCAAGAGAATTTGTTGGACTGGAAACATTATTATCTCTATTACCCTGTGAAGGATTATTATTACCAGCGTTTATATTTTGTAAATTTTTAAATTGATTTTTTTCTATAGTTTTTTGTGCGTTGTAATCTTGAATATTTGCTATTTCTTTGTTAGTTCTATTAAGTATATTTTGATAATATTTGCTATCTTCTTTTTTTTCTAATTTTTTAAGTGCATAATTCTTTTTCTTATTTAACTGTTTTTCATAATCATTGGTTCCAAACATAGACATAGTGTGTTGACCACTTAATACTGAACCAGGTCCATATTGTCCTAAACCACTTGCTGAATTTGTTTGATAATATCCATTTAAACCTTTTACATAATCTATTTGACCTTTAAGAGCTGGATTATAATTACGCGAGCCTGATCTTGTAGGATTATAAGCTCTGCCTAACATCATTGCTCCACCTAATAAAAGACCGGGTCCCATTATTCCTGAACCTGCATTGTTAAAAATTTGATTTACACCGGCTCTTTTAAGCATGTTCATAGGATTAATACTTTGACCGCTAGCTAAATTAATTCCATACTTGGAGTTTCCTTGTTGTTTATTTAAACCTAATAACTCTAGGGCATAATCTATACCCGCTTGAGTAATCTGACCTTTTCCATATTGTAAAGCTATTTGAAATATTTGATCCATTATCTTCTTCCTCCAGCTTGTATGTCTAACCTAAAAGTTCCTAGCTTCCAAGTAGTATCCACAGCTGTGTTAGATATTGTAAGTGCAATTGATCTAGCTCTTGCACGTGTATCTACTTTTGTAGTACTTGATGTTATTGTAAAAGGACCTAGTGATGAACTAGCTGCTGTTTCATTAGGATAATCTCTTAAATCTAATTGCAAAATAGTGTTTCCTGATTGACTAATAAAGTCGGGTATAATTCTACTAACTCTCATTATGTTTTCTCCGTCACCTCTAAGGTCTGCCATGTTAGTGGCTGCGCCTCTAACTACTTTTTGTGTAATGTCATAATCACCAGATGTAATATCAGCTGGAATAGCTGTAGTAACACCAAGTCTTACTTGATTAACTCCTGTTTCGTGTTCATAATAATATGAAATTCCATCTGTATTACCTTCAACATCAAAAGAACTATCTGTTCCTGCATCGTATTGTGTAGCGTGAGGCAATCCAAATACCGCAGAATCTTGCCATGCAGTTCTAATAAATAAACTACTTGCATTTACAAACCATATAGGTCGTTTAGCTGTAGAATCTAGATAACTATATGTAACTGATTGTGTATTTACATTAGAGTTAGCTTCTGGATAAAACCATGTAACTTCACCAAACAAGTTATTAATACCTGCATAAACCATTTGATTAGATGTTGTATTTAAATTGTCATAAACATAATCTTCAACTAAACAATCCATAGATTCTAGTTTACCGGTGTATCTAAAAAAACCATTATCAGACATCCAGTACGCAGCACCATCAACTTCAACGGCTGCATTCTTACCAATCAATCCACAGTTAGTTCCAACTTGTTCGTAAGCAAATGTAAAAGGAGTTCCAACAAATCTCATAGTAAATAAAGATGTATCCGACCAAATATAAATTGCATTTCTACCAAGCTTAGCACCCATGATCCGTGATCCAGCGGCCAGTCTTTGTGTACCAGCACTATTCTCAGCTGTAGGTGTATACTCATTTATATTTTCTTGAGAAGAAAAACTTATAAACATATCATCTTGTGTGGTTTTATCTCCAATAGTTGTTTCTGTACCAAAGAATACTAAGTGCCTGTCAGGAGTTGATACTAACATATCTCTAGACGCTGTAGGTGCACCTGTAATAATTGTAGCTCTTGTTGTTACGGCATTAGTTAGATCTGAATTCCATTCAAAACATTCGCCGTTAAATATTAATGCAATAGCAGTGCTACCTAAATTATCTATAGACCACATTCCGGGTTCTGCAACTTTATCTGTAGTAGAAGCTGCTGATCCCCATCCTGAAAAACCACTGTGATTAGTAACAGTTGCGCTAGTACTGTGAGCAGCTCTGGTTGTTCCTCTAACAGCTCTTGTAATTCCAGTAAAACTTGTAGAAGTAATTCCTGTGTAAGATATTTCTTCGGTTCCTACTTGTATAATATTTGTTCCTGCACTTGGAAATCCTGTTGTGCTGGCCACGTTAATTGTAGTTCCCGTTCCTCCGGTTCCAGCAGCATCATTATTTAATAATCCATTTAATGTAGTTGTTTGTGGGTTTGTAGTTGTTCCACCCCATTGAGAAATACCATAACCAAAAACTCCAACTTGATCTGGTGGTCCTACATGGTAGTATTGAAAATAAGTAATCCCACCTGAAGTTACCGCACCGGCTCCGCCTTCATTACTGGGCATTGTAATAGTTAATGTTGTTCCAGTTGGAACACTTGTTATCATGAATTTTTTATCACAAAAATCTGCAGCACCAAAATTTGAACCTGTAATAGCACTAAATGTAGAAGTATCTCCAAACAAAATAATGTCTCCTACTTCAAAACCATGAGCACTAGAAAAAGTTAAAGTAACAGTCGGTTGTCCATTAGTTGTACTAAAGGCATTTGTAATAGCTGTACCTGATGGATTAGTTAAAGGGTGTATGTCATAATACACATCTCCTGTGTAGGCATACAAAATTCTATTAGTTCCAATTAAAGAATACTTAATACCTGTTTTATTAACCATGTGATGCAAACCTCTAGCTGCACCAGTTAATTTACTATCTCCTAATTGAGACCAACCACCTATTTTTTCGGGCGTACCATACCTAAAGCGTACATTTGTGCCACCAGTCCACTGAGACTCGGCTCCTGTTGACGTAACTTGTTTGTTGAATCCGGGTAAAAAACCTAGTTTTTGTAACATATAAAATCCTGTTTATTAGGTAGTATATCAGATTGTTATTGATTTCAATAGATTTAAAAAGCCCAACTAACAAATGAATATCTAGTGCCTTTAGTACATTCTGTTACTCCATGGGGAAACATAAAATTAGAAGGAAACAATAATATGTCTCCTGTTGTTAAAGGTATTATTTTATCTCTGCAATAAAATTCTGCTCCCTCATAGTCTTCGTTTAAATTTGCTACAATAGATACAATAGGAATACCTTTGATCGTTCCATCAAAAAGCGTATGTATATGATCATAATGACCCCTCATCATAGTTCCTACTTCGTATTTATTAAAACGAATAGAACTAAATCTAGTAAGCCATGTTGGTTTTTGTGTAGGTTTAACACCACCCCAAGTACATTTTTTTTGATAGTTTTCTAACGCTTTTACAATAAAAGGTTTTACTTTAACTTGTTGTTCTTTTGAACTTGACATAATATCTAATTCTTTTATAGGTTCAGAAGTAAATTGACCGGTGTTATTATTATTCCATTCATGTTTGTCCCATTTTCTATTGTTACATGTATTAATTAATGATTGACATGTTTTTTTAGGAATATTATTTTTAATTATTATATAATCTTCTATTTGATTCACTGGTTGCCTTGGCTATTATCAAAATTAAAATTTGAAGCTAGAGATATACGTTCAACATCTGATTTAAACGTAGCAACCATATGTACTAACATAGAGGGAAATATAAAAAAATCCCCAGTCTTGGGTTTAAAAATATTACTACCAATAAAACCAGGAAAAGGTGTTTGATTAACAAAGGTTATAGCTCCTGGTCCCGAGCCTCGGCCTTGCCATTGTTTTTGTTCTTTTAATAATTTGTCGGGCACATCTAAATACATAACACTAGATAGATCACAAGTAGGGTGTACGTGTGGTGGATTACTCTCACCTTTTTTCATATAGTTTACCCACGAATTATTAATAATTAATTGTGGACAATCAGCACCATAATATTTTTTAGAAGCTTGTTGAAAGGCCACTAAATATTTATCTATAATTTTTGATAATTTTATATGATCCACTGTATACTCGTGATCAATTACACCAGCTAAATCTTTAACGTATAAATTTGATTTTTTTTTATTACAAAGTTTTTTAATATTAACAATATCTTGTTTTTGTAATATAGTCTTAAACAACAACGGTCCCCAAAAATAATAATTATATTCTATGTTCATTTTAAAATTAACCCAGTGGCGGAATTCATAAGCCCTACTGTACCTTTAATAAATGTATTAAAAGATAAACTAATTCTAATTTTATCTCCTTCGTTGGGAGGCACAAAATGAGGTAATGAAGATGGAAATAATATTACATCATTTGTCTTAACGGGAATTGTCCATTGAACAGAATTAAATACATTGTATTCTTTAACTTCCGGTCGAATCATTTTATAATCATGATTTACAAAAGAAATTTTATCCAAAGTTTCATGACATTGAACATACACCACACCCGATACGTAAGAGTTTGAGTGATTGTGTTCATGATGAAATTTACCGGGTTCAGAATAATTAAGCCATGATTGAGTAATATATGGAACTATATCATTAGCAGGGCATATTATTTTATCAAAATAATCTTGTAGTATTAATTCTAATTCTTTTTTTAAATTTTTAAATTGTTTTTGATCAAGTACATGTTTATTTTCAGATCCAAAATTTCTTTTAGCAAGAAGTGTGCTTTTTGGATTTAGTCCTATTTTTGCTCTACTATCTTTGTCGTGATTAATAATAAAATCTAATTCTTTTTTAGAAAATTTTTTTCTTAGTTCAGTAGTATAAACAGGAGTTTGAAATATTCCTGTAGTATTGGACTCAATATCTTTCATTTATATTATTATACTTTCTAATATTTAATATATCAACCTATATCTGCAATAATTCTATCTAAAACTTCTTGATTAAATTCTAAACCCCATTCTTGACAATACGTCATATCATATCCTTCTGGTACAGAATTTAATAACTCTACATGATCTTCTTCAGGAGTATATACTTCATCAGAAATAAATAAATAAGAACTACAATCTGGAGCTTGTGCTACCGCTACAATTGATCTTTCTTTTTTATTGTTTACTGGTCCTAAAAAAGCTTCCCAGTTACTTGCTTCTAATTTATATAGTTTCTTCATCTTCAACCCCCTTAAGTTCTATTTTTAATGTTGGATTAATATTGCTGGTAAGTATTTTTGATTCCTTAGGTATCATTCCTACTGCTTTTAATGCATTCCAAGTTTGAGGATTTCTCATAGCAGTTCTTATTTTTGCTGGAGAAGGTCTACCATTTGCAATCATTTCAGCTTGTATTTCTTTACCAAGAGCAACAGTAAATTCATTTGTAGCATTTAGCTCATACATCTGTTCGTCTGTATACCCTTTAATTCTTGTAGGTTCTGCAAGAACACGAAGTTCTTTTATTAATTTTTTTAAAATTTTAATTTCTTGATTATTAAGATCATAGGCTTCTTTTTGAATTATATGAGCGGATTTGTTTTCTATAACTTCAGCTTTAAGTTCTAAAATTTCATGCTTTAATCCTTTACCCCCATTTTGTAAATGTTTTAATTTAGCATACAGCGCTTCTTTTTTTAACATCGCTGCTTCTTCAAGCATTCCAGCTTGTATTCTTCCTTCTAAAAACCCTTGTAATGTTTTAAGTTTTTCCCAAGGTGTTTCACCTATTACTTGGTAACGATAATTAAATTCTGTGTTAAATTTTGATGGCATAATTTTATTGTCCTATCCCTGCCGCAGCTATACTAGTTCTAGCTGTTCCGACACCTGTTACATCAGTTCCTACAACTCCAGAAGTGTTTACTAAATTAGTCACACTCACATAACCACCCGGAGCACCATACCCAAATATTCCTTTATCTCCACCATAGCCACACGCTCCGCAACCAGTTCTAGCAGTTCCAACACCTGATGTATCCGTTGCGACTACTCCACTAATATTTACTTTATTAGATATACTATAATAAGGCGCTGGCGCAACTCCTGTCCCATAAGCTGCAACTCCTAAACCTACATTATATCTACAACCTGCTCCTGAACCTCTAGCAGTTCCGACACCGGTAACATCCGATGCGACAACTCCTTCAGTACTAACTATATTAGACATATTTTGCGAAGCTGGTGTGTTTCCATAAACAATAAGTGAATTAGAATTTTCATTACCAAATGGAACTATCATACTTCCTGTTCTTCCTGTTACACCTGCCGGTTTTGCAGTATCAGCAGCTACAACTCCAGCATCATTAATTAAATTTGATATTCCAAGATAGCCGGTAGGATTATAACCTCCAAAAGCTATTGCTTTATCTCCACCATAACCTCCACATGTTGTGTATCTTGCTGATACACCACTTACCGCAGCAGTATCGGTAGCTACAACACCTGCATTTGAAACTAAATTAGTTAGTGCAGTAAATCCGCTTGCGTCTTCTCCAAAGGCAAATATTCCTTTATCAAAACCATATCCAGCTGCCGCATTAAATCCCATTGCTCTACCTGAAGCAGAGAATGTTACGTCAGTCGCAACTACACCACTACTATTAACTAAATTACTAATTGTAGCTTTTGGAGGAGATGCCGCACGAACACCAAAAGCAAATATTCCTATTTGTGTTGGGGCATAACCTAACGCACTACCTCCAGCACCAAATCCTAAGACTTGATAACCAAAAGACTTACCTTTTCTGGTTTGTATATTTTTTGTGTTCTTACTTGATGTAAGTTTATTTTTTATGTCTCTCATATCTAAATTCCTTATGCGTCGTTAGCTGCATCAGTAGTAAAGAATATTCTAATACCAAGAACTCTAGCATCCCCAGTAAAAGTATCTG